CTGAGGGTGGGCCCCGCCACCTGCGCCCACGTCCCGAGGCCGCCGCTGTTGCTGAGGGTGCGGGCGTTGGGGCCCGAGTCCACCAGCATCGTCGCGACGGTGTCCAGCTTCCAGAAGGCAGCGAGGTTGGCCGTCCGGGCCGGGGTGCTGGCCAGGCGCTCGGCCTCCACCTCGGCGTCGGAGAGGAGGGCGTCCCAGACGCGCACCAGGGCGAGGTCCACGTTGGGCGTGCCGAAGAACTGGCTCCCCACCCAGAACTGGAACGCCGTCCCTGAGAGGGCCGCGAGGGTGCCGGTGTAGTGCGCGACGGCACCCGACTCGCTGCCCACGCTGAGGGTGATGGCGGTGCCGTTGACGCGGGCGGCGAGGAAGGCCCAGACATCCACTGTCGCCGCGCTGCCGGTGACGCGGATGGTAGTCCCCTCCTGGATGGTGAAGCCCGTCGTGTCCACGGCAAGCAGGCACGAGCTGCCCGAGGGGTTGACGCCGAAGAGCGCCGCCTGCGCCGAGGAGTGGACCTTCACCCATCCGGCGAAGGTGCAGGCCTGCGGGTTGGCCGGGACGACGTTGCCGCCCACCAGACAGAGGTCTGCCGTGGAGTCGAAGGTGAGGGCCGTGACAGCCGGCGCGCCGCCGCGCAGTGCGGTCGGGTCTGCCAGCCGCACGTCGGCTGGAGCCGCCTCGCCCGCGTAGAGGTAAACGTCCACCACGGGCTACAGCCCCGCGAGGGTGTTGACGGAGGTGCCCGCCACGTCCGGCGCGCCGGCCTTGTAGGCCACCAGGTAGTAGGGCCCGGCGGTGGCCCCGAAGGAGAAGGCCCCGGAGCCGTCGGAGACGACGCTGTCCACGCGCCGGTCGGTCGCCGTGAGGTAGAGGTCCACCGTCACCCCGGCCAGTGCCGCGCCCGTGGAGTCCCGAGTCACCCCGGAGATGAAGAAGCCCTCCTGGGAGAAGTTGGGCGAGCGGAACGGCTGCGCCCTGTACCCAGCCCGGAGGATGCCGCTCCCCATCGGCCCGCCGCCGGTGAAGCGCATGCCACCTTGGTCGAGGGAGGACGCCCGGCGCATCGCTGGGCATCCCAGAATCTTCGGTGCCCCGATGCGGCCGGTGTCGATGGGCACGGCGCCCTCCGCGTCAGTTGAGAGAATCGACCTGGAAATTGTGGACGGTGAGCGAGCCGGTGGCCACCGTCTGGGTGAAGAAGACATCCAGCGCGGAGGCCGCGGTGTTGTCGAAGCCCGCGCCGACGGCGGGGGCGCCGACGGGCACCAGGAGCGAGCCGTTACCGCCGACCGTGGGGAGCGCCGAGCCGACGACAGCCTCCGAGGAGAAGTAGGCGCCCATCGGGAACATCGTGGTTCCGGTGGCGTTGCCGACGGTGCGGCACACCAGCTTCGCCTCGAAGTACCAGGGGACCGTGGTCTTCGCCACGACGTTCAGCCCGAGCGCCAGGGTGTCGAAGACCACCGTAGTGCCCGCCGAGCCCAGGCAGATGTCGAAGCGGGCCGTGCCGGGGGTGGTGACGGCGCACGAGATTCGGCCCGACATCATGATCTTCAGGATGCGCCCGACGTAGAAGTACGAGTTCGGCAGGATGATGCGGTTGGCGACGGGGATGCAGCTCGCCCGCGCCGCGGCGGTGAGGGTGGGTCCATCGGTGACGCCGACGGTGAGGGTTTCCTGCCACGTCTGCAGACTCAATTTAGGACCCGCCTTTCAGCAGCTCGAGGGTGGAGGCCGGGGCGCGCACGACGCGAGCGGTGGCCTCGTGGTGGTGATGGTTGACGGCGTCGCGGGCGAGCTCGAGCATGCCCAGGAAGACGAGCCGGTTGTTGGTGGGCCCCTGGATGTCGAGCTCGCCGTTCTTCTTCAGCGTCAGGGTGACGGTGGCGACGGGTTCCATGGTTACACGCCGCCCTCGGTCCACGTCCAGCTCGTCACCTGCACCGGCCCGCCGGAGGTGATGCTGAGGGTGTTGAGGTTGAGGTCCGCTCCGGTGGTGCCCACGGTGCCCTGCACCTTGCAGGTGGTGCCGGTCGAGTCGTACAAGCGCCAGTAGCCGGCGGTGCCGGTGGCGACGGCGTTGACGTTCGCCGGGAGGGTGGGGGAATGCGCCCCGCCGGATGCCGCCGCCGCGAAGGGCGTTCCGCAGGTGTGCTCCGAGAGCAGCGTCCCGGTGAACGCCGCACCGCAGGTGCCCGGTGCCGTGCCGGTGTAGATGCGCAGCTTGGCGCCGGCGCCCACGCTGGTGGTGACGGCGTCGGCCCGGCCGTTGCGGAGGGTGGTGTCGTACTGGAGCGCCATGGGTGCCTCGGAGTGCTACGGGTTCAGGACCTGATGCGGGTTGGCGGGGTCCAGCCGGGGCGAGGTATTCACGCGCGCCCGGGCCGCCTCCATCTTTTGATCTGCCACGGTGATGAGGGCCGCCTCCTGCTCCGGGCTGGCCCCGAGGCTGCGGATCCACGCCACCAACTCGACGATGCCCTTGCCCAGCTCCACGGCGACAGGCACCGCCAGGTTGATGATGCCGAGGACGGACTCGAAGGTGATGGGCGGCATCACTTGCCTCCCGCGTAGGCGGCCAAACGACCGGCGAAGTCCACCAGGGCCTGCACCAGCGCCACCCAATCAGGCGACGGCTCCGCGCCCGCCTTCCAGGCGTCGGCCGCAGCGTTGAAGGCCGGGACGTAGGCGGCCTCGAAGCGGGCCCACTCGCCGCAGAAGTCGGTGGGGAGGGTGTGGGCGACGCACCCGGCGACGGCCTGCCGGTTGGTGGTGTCGTACAGGGCCCCGGCCAGGGCGATGCCCTGCCCGGCGCCAGCCACTGCCTGGGCCCTGGTGGTGGCGCAGCCCTCGAGGAGGAGGAAGCCGAGGACGAGGGCCGCCGCCAGGACGAAGCCGATGACCACGTCCAGGCCCTTCTCGCGCACCAGGTCGAGGCCTCTCCCGAGCATCGTCACGGCGCCACCGGAGGCGTCGGGCCGGGCGCCGGCGCCGAGGGCCCCTTCACCTGGGGCAGCACCTTCCCCGTGGCCCAGCAGAGCAGCGTGAGGGCGGCCAGGGCCACCGACTGCGGCCAGCCGGCCGGGATGACGGCCCAGGACATCTGCAGGACGAGGGCCGCGCTGCCGGCGGCCGCCAGGGCGCCGCCCTGCAGCAGCGGCTTCCCTTCCACCACCGCAGGCGAGGGGGCGGAGAAGCCGGCGAGGGCCGCGGCGAGGGCGCCCAGCGCCGCCACCGGGACGCCCCACGGGGCGGGGACGGCGACGCTGCCGGCCGCCAGGGCGAGGCCGAGGCCGCCGATGGCGACGCGGGCCTGGGGAGGGATGGGGCTGTCGGGCATGGTGACTCCTACTGGTGGAAGAAGAAGGCGACGGGCAGGCCGCCGAAGCCGTGCTCGAGCGGCTCTCGCTCGAAGCACCGGGCGCCGGCCTGGGTGATGAGGATGTCGTGGGTGCCGTAGCTGGGCACCACCAGGGCGACGTGGCCGATGGCCCCCGGGGCCAGGTAGGTGGCCACCACCACCCGGCCGGCGTCGGCCGCGCCGAGGACGCCCCCGCGAAGCAGGGGCTGCCAGCCGTGGCGCTGGCCCACGCTGGCCAGCCAGCGGATGCAGGCGTTGGCGTCCAGCTCGCCCCACCCGGCGGCGGTGAGGTCGACGTGGGGGATGCCGCACCCCAGGGCCTTCGTCGCGTCGGAGAGGAAAACGTTGCAGAAGGTGGTGCGGCCGCTGCCGACGTCCCGAGGCTGGTACCGGGGGTGCGTCGCCACCTGGAACTGGCCGATGAGGGTGTCCAGCAGGCCGGGGCTGCGCGCAGCGGTGCCCGACGTCAGCGGCGCCGTGCACGACAGCCATGGGTCAACCGGCAGCCAGTCCAGCACGTGGCAGCCATGACGCGCCCTCCGGGGCCCCGTCAGGCTGCGCCGAATCTCTCGGTGTTACCGGCGCCGCTTCGGGGGTGGGGTGGGGAAGGGTGGCTCCGCCCAGGCCTCCAGCTTCGAGGCGCGCTCCTCGAGGGAGTGGAGGCGCGCGGAGTAGTCCCGACTGATGCCCTCCACCCGGGACTCCACCTTGGAGACGGTGCCCTGGAAGAGGGAGAAGTCCTTGGCGATGCCCTTCAACTCGCCCTTCATGTCGCTGATGTCGGCGGCGGCCTTCTGCAGCTGGGCCGCGGCAGCAGCCTGGGCGGCGGCCTGCACGGAGGCCACCTCGGCGCGGGCCTTGTCGGCCGCGGCCACCCACCTGTCGAAGAGCCACTTGGCCATGAAGCCGAAGCCCGGCAGCGCCGCCAGGGCCACCAGCAGCCGCGCCTCGTCATTCACGGCCGCGGCCACCGCGCAGCAGCTCCAGCGCCTGCTCCACGAGGCCCTTGAGGTGCCCCACCTCCTCCAGGGTGCGCGCCTGCTGGCGCTGGACGGTGAGGACGCGCCCGTCGAGGGTGGTGAGGATGTCGGAGTGCCTGTCGACGGCGATGCGGAGGTTGGCCAGCTCCACCCCGTGGCGGCCGTACTCGCTGCGCAGCTCCCGGAGGGCCGCGTCCTGCCTCTCCTTCCAGGACTTCAGCTCCTGGAGGTCCACCTCGATGGCCTCGAGGCGGGGGCAGGCGTCGCACATGGACTTGGTGTCTGGCACGGGCAGGGTATTGGGAGGGTAACCAGGTGGACGGGGTAGGGGTCAGGCCTACTGGAAGCCGAGGACGACGAAGCTGAAGCCGGTGCCGGTGGTGGACAAGTCGATGGCGGCGCCGGCAAGGGTCACGGCGCTGACCTCAAAGTACGACGCGCTCAGCGTGCTGTAGTTCCATACGGCGTTGCTGATGCCGGTCAGCAGGACGACGTAGGACATGGCGCCGGCCATGGGCTGCGCGAAGGTGACTCGGATGTTGGTGCCTACGGCGGCCACGGACGCAACGTTGAAGGCCGTCGCCCCTGCGTTGACTACGACAGCTGGAACCGTGGAGATGCGCCCCCATGCCTTCACGATGTTGGCCGCGCAGAGGACATTGGCGGCCAGGGCTGCGGTTGATGCCGGGTTGGGGGAGGCGTTGGTGAACCGAAGGGCGCCGTCGGTCACGTCGATGGTGACGTTGTTGACTCCGCTGAAGCCGGGCGTGGCGCGCAGGCCGGGCCCCGTCCCACCGCTGACGGCAAGCACGCCTGCGCCACTGCCGCCGCCCTGGCCCCGAACGCCGTCCGAGTTGAGGCCCGACCCGAGGCCAGACACCCCCGCCCCGCCCAGGCCGCCGCTGATGCCGCTGACGCCATGGCCGGTGGATCCGCCCGTCCCGTACACGCCGACGCCCGCCCCCGTCCCCTGTCCCTGCACGCCTGAGGCGCCAGCAGTCGCACCGCCCACCCCGTAGACGCCGCTGCCGAGGCCTCCGCCCGTACCCATGACGCCGGCGCCGCTCCCGGAAGCGCCGGTGCCGGCTGAGCCGCCGCTTCCCTGGAGCCCCGCCGCCACGCCGCTGGAGGCGTTGTTGACGCCGAGGGCCAGGGCGCCCTTCGTCTTGGAAAAGGCCACCTCGTCGGCCAGCTTCTGAAGCGCCGTATTCACCGACGCCGCATTTGCTGCGTCGCCGTCGGAGGGACAGGTGATGGTGGGCGCCGTCAGCGCCACGGGGGTTGCGGGGTTGCCGGTGTACGGGCTGGACATGGGGAGCCTTCAGGGAGACGGGTTGAGCCAGGTGACTTCGGTGGTAGTCCAGGTGCCTGCGCCCCACGACCAGGTGGTGCCGCCGAGTAGGCCAGAGGGGCCCCAGATGCGGCTGCTGCCATAGCTGATGGACTCCAGGCGCTCGTGGGCCGGAGCCCACTGGCGCCAGATGGAGGCCAACTTCAGCAGCTTGTCCGGCGACAGGGAAATCGCCTCATGGACGAGGACCGCTGAATTCCACATGCCCAGAGAGCTGCTGACCACCGTCACCGTTACGCCCACCATGTCGTAGAGCCACCACCTGGTCGGAGTGATGATGGCGAACCTTGAGCCGATGCCCGTCCGCGCCAGCTCTGCGACGACGGCCTCGAGAGTGCCTGCCGTGGCCCACGAGGCCCACGCGGCCTGCAGGCGGGCGCTCCATTCAGCGACGGACTCGTAGCCGCCCTGCGGCAGGCCCCTCTCATCCGCTAGCACGGCGAGGGCATCCACGGGCGCCAGGAGGGGGAAGCGGGCCTTCGTCGCGTCCTTCACCCGGAGCTCGAGCTCGTCCTTCATGTCGCCCAGGGCCCGCAGCCAGGCCCACCCGCTGCCGGCCTGCAGCCAGGGCGGGGCGATGTCCGTCTGGTAGTCCTTCCACGTCACCGCCGCGCCCGACCGCTGCAGCGCCGCCTGGTACGTCGACGGCTGCGAGGGGTGCACCACCGGCGAGTAGATGACGGAGCCGCCCGCCGCCGCCACCAGCACGTCGGTGACGTTGGCCGGCCACGCCCCTGCCGCGGAGTCCGCCCGGAAAGTCACCCCCACCGCGGCATCGGCGCCCGTCGGCGTCACCGAGACGAGGTACGCCGTCGCCGCCACCACGCCGGGCGAGGCGAGGGCCCCGGCCAGGCTGCGGTAGGTGGCGACGGTAGGCGCGGCCCCGGCCCACAGCGCCCCGGCACCGTCCTCCAGGTGCCAGGCGGTGAAGGGCAGGGCGGCGGTGGTGACGGCCCCGGAGACGCGGCGCGGGGAGGCGGCGGCCCCGTTGTCGATGAGGTAGCAGACGCCGGTGGACTCGTCGGCGTCGGTGGGGGCGAATCCGTAGAGGCCGCCGCCCAACTCAAGGATGGTGGGTGGGGTGCGCGCCACGCCCGCGCGGGTGCAGTAGTCGACGAAGGCCGGCGTGGCGCCGGTGAGGGGCGCCCCGGTGGAGCCGTACAGTGCCCAGGCGACGGGGGAGGACATTCAGAGGTCCACGTCCGGGGAGTCCCCGGCCATGATGACTCCACTCCCGACGAATTCGCAGGTGGTGTCGTTCACCGCTTCCGCCCTCGGGAAGACGTTCAAATCTCCAAACGAGAAGCCGCCCCCGTCCGCACCCCGGCGCAGGCACGGCAACCCGGCATCGAAGCGGGGCCGCACCCACGTCGGCACGACGGCCACGGGCGTCACCGGGAGGGCCTGCCCCAGGAGCGCCGTCACCGAGGCGATGTCAGCGGGCGCGTTGGACAGCGTGCAGTCGGCCCAGGACACCACCTCAAAGGCCCGCCCCGCCAGCTCCTGCTCCATCGGCGGCAACTGCACGTCGTACCCGCCGTCGGCCTGGAGCCGTACCCACGCGGGGAACTTGATGCGGACGTTCCGCTTGAGGCCATCGCCGTAGGCGAGGCGGCCCTGCGCGAGGCCCCAGTCGGAGAGGCGCACCGGGCAGGTGGCGGCGTGCGTGACGCTGGCGCCCGCGTCCACGAGGAAGTTGGTCTGGTCCTGCACGGTGCCGCCGACGACGAGGTAGACGGAATACGAGAGGCCAGCGACGGAGACGAGGGTGACGAGGGTTCTACGCATGGTGGCGTCCTTTCACCGACTTCGAGACTGGCTGGGGTCTACGCAGACTTGCTTCAGTACGCCCTCGGGATACGGCTGGGAGCCGAGAGGGACGCCGAGCGCAAGCACACCGGACCCCGTCTGCGCTCCGGCCTGAGCAGCCGGGGCGTTGCACGCGCCATTCGCGCAGCAGTAGGACGTGAGGCCAACCGAATCCCGCACGCACGCATACCTAGCCGGGGACGCCGCAGACACCCCGGACGCCGTGCCACCAATCCCGGCGCGAGTCAGCCGTGGGTCGCTAGGGTTCCGCGTCATCTGCCACTCACCAGCGCCGTAATCCAGCAGCCCGGACGACGCGAAAGGGAAGGATGCAACGGTGGACGTGGTGGACACGGCCATCGAGAAGCCCGACGTTCCAAGCGCGATGCCAGCGAAGCTCGCCGTTTCCGCCGCCCGCGTCACCGCCACCGTCGTCGTGGGGATGTAGCTGGTGGCGTAGGCGCCAGCCTCGCACTGCGCGCCCCACAGCAGTACATCGTTGGCAGCGCGCGCGATGCCGCCGTTGAAGGCCGAGAAGTTTCCGATGTAGTAGGTATTGATTCCGGCGTTGGCGCCCGTGGTGATGGTGCATCGACTCCACGAGGCGGCGACGTAGGTGCACGACGAGCACACCGCAATACTCCCCGCGCAGACATCCACCGTACCCGAGGTGCCGTTGCCCTTGAGGTACACGCTGCCGGTGGCCGGTACGGCGCCGCCTGGGCAGGACAGTTGGCTGGTGTACGACGCCTGCACCGCCGAGGTGGCGGGAAACTGGAACCTCTCGGCGGTGGTGGTGCCGTCGGGCGCCACGGCGAAGTCGGCGGTGACGGTGGGGAGGCCGGGGGCGGCAGTCTGCGCCGTGGGCCACGCCGCGTTGTCCAGCGCCTGGCTTTGCAGCAGCGAATTCACCCGGCTCGACTCCACCAACAGCCCCAACCCGCCCGTCCCGTCGCCGCCCGGCATGACGCGCGGCTGGGCGGCGGCGCAGGTGACGAGGTCGCCGTTGGCGATGGAGGCCGTGGTGTTGCCCTTGGTGCAGGTGGCGGTGCTGGCGCGGGTGAACGTCAGCGCCGTCTTCGTCGTGACTCCACCGTCCGTCGTCAGGCCGTACACCGTCGGCAGGCACGCGCACGCGACTCCCACGCCGCCGTCGGGCCCAAGTCCGAGGCCCGCCGTCCCGCCACCGCCATCGGCCTGCAACCCCGGCGCGAATTCAAACGCCGCCCACGTGTAGGTGGGCGCCACGTACGCCGTCCAGCACCACTGGCCACCCGAGTACGTCAGCACCGCGCCCTCGGCTGGCGTGGCGCTGCACAGCGGGACGCCATTGAAGTACGAGCCCGGCCGGATGTCGGCCTGGATGCCCCCGTCGAACGTCTTCAGGCCCCCGAATTTCTGCGCCCCGGTGGACACCAGGCCCCGCGTCGTCGGCGTCGCGTCCGGCGGCGGCGAGGGCATCGGCGACGGCGCGGCCAGCAGCGCCAGGGCGAGGAGGGCGAGGGCGAGGCGGGGAAGGGACATGGCTACACTCCCACGAAGGTGAGGGCCTGCGTCAGCGTCGCCACCTGCGCAGTCGTCAGCGCCACATCGGCGCCGGGCCCGGAGATGACGACGTTGCGCACGCCCGTCGGAAGCTGGAGCTGCTCGATGATGGCCGAGAGGTAGACGGTGGAGGGGCCCAGGGGGATGCCCGGCAGCACCTCGCCGATGGAGTTGGTGCCGCCGTTGAAGAGGGCCGCGAGGTTGGTGGCGCACTGGGCGGTGGCTGCGGCGAGGTAGGCGGAGGCGACGTACACCGTGGCCGTCACCGTCACCGGCGCGGCCGTGCAGCTGGCCACGTTGACGAGGACGCCCAGCGGCGTGCGCGAGGCGAGGTAGTTGACGACGTTGGTGACAGCGCCTCCCGTCACCGGCCCCGAGGCCCCGGCCAGGTAGACGTTGACGGTGCCGGCCACCGTGCCCGAGGCCGCAACCTGCGTCCGCGTCACCGAGACGTCGGCGGTGCGCGCCCAGTAGTCGTAGGCCGCCGACGTCGCGCCGATGCCGATGGTGGGCCACTTCGCCTTGCATCGGCTGACGAGGGCGGCGTCGGCCTCCTGGTCGGCGCCGGAGATGGTAATCCAGCTGCCGCTGCCGGGGTTGGGGTTGTTGACGGTGACGCCCGGCAGCGTCGTCACCATGGTGGTGATGGCGCCGTTGCCGACGTTGTAGGCCGCAGCGGGGGCCTCCGCCTTCACCGTCAGCGTCAGGGTGCCGGAGAGGGGCAGGGTGCCGCCGGTGGTGTTGGTGAAGCGGAGGCCGTTGGAGGCGGCAAACCAGAGCTGCCCGGCGGTGATGGTGAAGGGCCCCGCGGCGCCCGCGTCCGTCAGCTTCACCACGCCCTGGGTGGCCACCGCCTGGTTCCGCGTCAGCTGGTAGACGTTGGTGGCCAGCAAGTCCAGCCAAGGCCCCCCGGCCGTCGCCAGCAGGCCACCCGAGGCCACCTTGCCCACCAGGGCGTAGAGGTCCTCGAGGACGGCCGCGTCATTCTCGATGAGAGTGAGGGGGACGCTGCCCGTCTGCCAGGAGGTGGCCGGCAGCGTCGGGACGCGCGTTTGGATGCGGTAGACGTCGCCGGCCGTGAAGGCGCTGCCCGAGGTGGTACTGCCAGCCCCGAAGGCCAGGGACAGCGTCGAGGTGGAGATGATGGCGGAGAGGGCGTAGCTGCCGCCCCCCGGGACGGTGATGGTGCCGGAGTACGTCACCCCGCCGTCGAGGGACACCTGGAAGGTGGCGATGCCCAGGATGCCAGAGGCGATGATGAGGACGCGGATGTCGTAGGCCGCGTCAGCGGCGCCGGTGAGGCCGACGGTGCCGGTGGAGTAGCCCGTCAGCGAGGTGAAGCCCACGCCCTGGAGCTGCGCCAGCAGCTCGGCGCGCAGCGCCTCCTTGGTGGGCGAGGGCAGGAGCTGGGCGAGGGTGGTTGCCATGCGCTACTCCGAGGCCAGCAATTCGATGGTGAGGGAGGTGACATTCATCACGAAGGTGAAGGGGCCCGTGGCGGTGGCGCAGGACACCTTGAAGCGCAGGGACTGCGCGGCGAGGTTGAAGGAGACGCTGGACGTGGCCGAGGCCACCCTCTCGTCGGCCTCGCACTCGCGCTCGATGGCCGCCTTGAGTCGGTAGGCGGCGTCCTGGGTGAAGCCCTCATTCAGCCAGGCCCGGACGTCCAGGCCGTAGTCGGGGTGAAAGGGGAGGGCGCCCCGGGGGGTGGTGAGGCGCCGGCCCAGGGCCTCCGCCAGGACTCGGCCGTCGTTGACGAGGTTGAATGTCTCATCCAGCCCCGGGAAGACGAGGATGTCGCTGCCGTAGCCACTTCCGGCCGCGGCCAGCTGCTGGCTGACGAAGAAGGTGGAGGCGGCGGCGGCCACGTCACGTCACCTTGAGGGAGGAGGCCGGCGTGGAGCTGGGCCAGCCCGTGGCGATGAGGGCGGTGGCGGCCGTCTTCAGCACGGCCCCGCCGTCGCTGGGCACCGGCGTCCACCCGTTGAAGAGCGTCTTCAGGGCCTGGAAGTTCTGGTCCACCTTGGCGGCCAGGGCGACGAAGTCGAGTGGCCCGGGGCCCACCGACAGCACGGACAGCCCGGAGGCCTCCCAGGCCAAGGCGATGGGCAGGCGCGGATCTCCCCCCGCCCACGTCAGCAGCACCCGGGCCCCAGCCTGGACGGTGGCGGTGCTGCCGGGGATGCCCAGCCGCATCGGCACCCGCGAGAGGGCCGGGATGCGGGAGTCGTCGGGCTGGAGCTCCAGGCTGCCGTCGCCGTTCTGCGCCACCACCTTGCAGGGGTAGAGGGCGAGGTAGTCCATCCGCCTCGTAAGGCTGTCGATGAACTTGGCCAGCGGCAGCTTGATGCGGTCCAAGGCACTCATGCCAGCCACACCTCCGCCTCGAAGCGGCCCCCGTCGGACGTCACCTGGACGTACTCCACCTGGCCCCCGGCGTAGGTGGTGCCGGGAAGCAGCATCGAGCCCTCGAGGAGGTGGAGGTAGCGCCGGCCCAGCCTGTCGTCGCGCCGCCACTCCACGCAGTCCGGCGAGGCCAGGGGCCACGTCTCGGCGCCCAGCCAGACGGTGCCGTCGGCCAGCAGCCGCCACCCCACCCCCAGGCGGGCGGCCACCTCCGTCAGCACCTGCCCCACCGGCCACGCTGGTGTCGTCCAGGAGGCCCAGGAGGCCGCCAGGAGCGACGGGGCCACCGAGGAGGACAAGGACTCGCCCGCCGCCCCCAGGACGTCCTGCAGCACCACCTGGGGCGTCACCTGGGCGTAGGCCTTGGGGGTGGCCACCTGCCCCAGCGCCCCGGCGCCTCCCACCATCCGGTAGACGCCGGTGTCGGCCGTCACCCCGCCCCGGCGCACGGTGCCGGTGAAGCGGGTGCCGTCCAAGTCCAGCACCACCTTGCCCGAGGTGGCGACGGCGCCCGAGGTGACGTCGGCCGACACGTCGGCATGCCAGGCCCCGTACCGGGGAAGGGACAGCCGGACGTCGATGCCGTCGGCTCCGTCCAGCGCGAAGAGACTCATGGCACCCCCCAGTTGCCGTACTCCGGGTGCGCGGGGCCCTCGGTGGGCGCCCAGGGGACGCCGCTGTTGGCGGCGCTGGGCTTGGCCCTCGCGGCGGCGCCGATGGCCGTCGCCCGGCTGGCGATGTCCAGCGTGGCGATGGGCGTGCCCACCTTGCCCTTGGCCGGGCCGCCCTGGAGGAACTCCAGGCACTGGATGGAGGCCTCCATGATGCCCACCCCCTCCCCGCCGACGGCCTCGGGGAAGGTGTACCCGAGGATGTGCACCTTGCGGATGCCGTAGAGGGCCAGCGCGGGGTGGTCGACGACTACGCCCACCGTCGGGAATCGGCTGGAGTCCTGCCGGCCGGCCTGGCGCGAGCTCGAGGCCGTCGTCGCCGAGCTGGCCCCCCGGACGGCCCCGGCCGACTTCAGGGCGTCGATGATGGCCGAGAAGCGGGACAGGTGCTCATCCGTCCACATCCGCACCATGATGCGGAACTCCGCCTCGTCGTCGCCGAGGTAGGTGACGGTGCTGCCGTTGTTGCCGGCCACCCCCTTCCTGTCGTGCTTCCGCTTCACCCCGCCCTTGATGCTGCACGTCCCGGGCAGCCACATCCCGGCGATGACGACGGTGTCCCAGGACTCAGGGGAGTCTCCCCAGAAGGGGATGGGCGCCAGGTTGCCCGAGGCCACCGACATCCCGCCGATGGAGAGGTCCTGGTAGGGCAGCTTGGGCGAGGAGGGCGCCGTGGAGCTCACGCTGCACCCCCTTCGATGGCCAGCTCCTCGAAGAGGCTGGCCAGCTGGGTGGGCAGCAACTCGGAGAGGCGCCGGGCGATGGTGTCGGCCGAGTCATTGCCGCCCTGCACCTGGATGGTGAGGTGCACCTGGTTGCCGCTGACGGTGCGCCCGCCTGCGCCGGAGGGCGCCTTCACCATGTTGGCCACCGCGCCGTCGACGCCCAGGGTGCCGCCGGCCACGCCCTGGGCGAAGCCCTGCGCGGCGTAGCCGCCGAGCTGCTCGAAGACGCGCGAGGGGCTGTGCGCGTCGAGGGCGACGGCGGCGCCGGCCACCGAGGCGGCGCCAAGCGCCTTGCCGGCGGACTCCACCTCCGGCACCCACCCCAGCATGCCGTCGATGTAGCCCTTGCCGGTGGAGTTGCCCGCGTCCTCGGCGGCGCGCCCCGCCCAGTACTTCTTGTGGAAGGCCTCGTCGCCGTACCCGCCGATGCCGAAGCTGCCCTTGCCGTTGGAGAAGACGTCCATCGTCCCCGCCAGGCGCTCGACGAGTCCCACCACCTTCAGCAGGCCGCCCGCCACCGTGCCGAGGGACGAGCCAAGCCCCTTCATCGAGTCAGCGAAGGTGTCCGTCGAGCCGGGGGCCACGCCCATGTCCTTCAGGAAGCTGTCGAGGTAGGGCTTGAAGGACTTCGAGAAGCTGGTGCCGAAGCCCTCGACGCCCCTCACCAGGGTGTCGAAGCCCTTCGTGATGTCCTCGAGGCTGAAGCTGCCGAGCCACTGGCCCGCCGTGTCCAGCATGCTTTCGATGATGCGCTGCAGCTTCTGGCCGGCCTCGCTGGCCGGGTTGAGGGCGTCCTGGATGCCGACGAGGAACTTCTTCAGCCCGACGAAGCCGCTGGACTTGTCGAGGTCGATGTTGAGGAAGAGATCCGGGATGGCGTCCTTGATGTTGGACAGCACGCCGCGGATTGTCTTCGACTGATTCAGCATCCCCTGGCCCAGCTCGGCGCCGCCGGAGTACACCTTCTTCACGGTGTCGAGGATGGCGTTGATGCCCATCTCCGCGGACACCTTCCCGGCCTCCATCGCCTTGTCCACCTGCGTCGGGTCGATGCCCATCATCTTCCCGACGGACTCGAAGATGCCCTGCCTGCCGACGCCGGCCTCGCCCAGCTGCAGCAGCTCCCCGCCCATGAGGCGGCCCTTGGCCTTGATTTGCCCCATGGCCAGGATGAGGCGGTCCAGCACCTGGCCGTCGAAGCCCTTCCCCGCGGCCACGTCCCCGACGGCCGAGAAGAGGACGGGCACCTCCGGCGCCTTGAAGCCGGCCTGCAGCAGTTGCTGGAAGCCCTTCACCACCTGCTGCGTGCTGAAGGGCGTCTCCTTGCCGAACTGCCGGGCCTGGTCGAAGAAGCCGCGCGCCTCCTCCTTCGTCCCCAGCATCAGCTGGAAGGACTCCAGGGTGGACTCCTTGAAGGCCAGCATGTCGACGACGAATTTCCCCGACTCGATGCCGATGCGGCCCAGCTCGCGGGCGCCGCTGATGAGGGCCTCGAAGCCGATGGTGGCCATGGCGGTGGCGGTGGGCAGGCGGCGGACGGAGTCCTCCAGGCCCCCCAGGCTGGCCTCGGCGGACTTGGCTGGCCCGGAGACACCGTCCACCAGCTGGATGAGCCACCGCATCGAGTCCACGTCCGTCACCCCTTCGTGCCCAGGCTCCTCACCAGGTGGAGGAATTCCGCCACCAGCAGCGCGCCCAGGTAGGGCGCGTCCTCGTCCTCCTCGTCATGCCCCCTGGCGAGGGCCAGGAGGTACTGCGCTGCCACCTCCGGCGACCGCTGCGCCTCCCGGAAGGCGTCGGCTAGAGGGCTTTTTTTTCCACGTCCTCGCCAGCGCCGGCCATCTTCACCAGCTCGCGCCCGAAGGCCTCCGCCAGGCCGGGGCGTGCGTCCAGCATCGAGTCCAGGCCGGCCTTGTCGGGCCACACCACGCAGCCGCGGACGAGGTTCTCCGTGGCGACGATGCGCTTCTGCTCGTCCAGCAGCTGCGTCCGGTACCGGCGCCAGATTTCGCCCCTGGGGGCCTTCACGATGACTTCGGCATCACCCACCGAGAGGCTGTGCAGCGCCCCGTGCTTCGCCTTCAGCTCCTCGACGTCAGCGGCCACGGGTTACCTCGCGAAGCGGGGGTTGGTGAGGCCGATGGGCGCCTGGCCATTCATCAGCACGTACATGACGTCCAGGTCGCAGCTGACGGTGACGGCGTCGCCGCCCTCCTGGAGGGGGGTGTCGTGCTTCTTGATGCGGCAGCCCATCAGGGAGTCGACGGTGGGCTGGGCGATGTTGACTTCGCCGTACATGGCGACGATGTCGAAGGGGACTTCCATGTAGCCGAGGCCGGGCTGCAGCAGCCCGAGGGCGCGCACCAGGTCGTCGAACTCCAGGCGGTAGAGCTCGATGCTGCCGTCGGAGTCCAGCTTGCCGCGGGTGCGGCCGATGACCTGGCTGCGGTTGCCGCGGGCCTTCCCGGGCTCCAGCGTCTGGGAGTACTTGAGGGACTTGACGCCGTTGAAGATGGTGCCGCCGACGCGGATCTCCACCGAGGAGAAGTCGTACCGGAAGCCGTTGATGAGGGGGTAGAGGGCGGGCACGGTGGCGTCTCCTTAGACGAGCTGCAGGGCGGGGTTGCTGAAGCCGAGGTCGCCGTCGATGAAGCGGGCGTACCCCAGCGGGACGATGCGGAACTTCACCGCCAGGCGCTGGGTGCTGAGGACGTTGACGGTGCGGTCGAGCTGCACGCTGCAGTCGCTGGCGTAGCCGGGCTGGGTGACGGTGCTGCGGAGGAGCGCCTCGCAGTACTTCTCGATGGCCTTGGCGTCCGCCTCGAGGATGAGGCCGGTGGTGGCGTTGACGCGCACCGCGTCGTTGAGGAAGCGCAGCATGGCCTGGCGCACGGTGTCGCTGGCGATGTCCATGACGCGGCCGTACTGCAGCAGCCGGAAGTCGCTGGTGAGGCCGGCCTTGATGGCCGGCGAGGTGACGTAGGCGCCGGCGAGGCCGACGTGAGTCCGAAGGGTGGCCAGCTGGACGGAGTCCAGCGCGGGGGTGCGGTACTCGTCGCGGATGAGGCTGATGATGCCCTTGAGGTTGCCCGAGGCCACCCGGCCCAAGTCCTCGGCCGGCGACACCGCGGCCGCTCGGCCGGCGAGGGCGGAGGCCGCCGGCAGCTTCATCTGGTAGCCGTTGGTGACGCTGACGCCGTAGTAGAAGCCGGCCGCCACCATGACGCGGGTGTCCTGCAGCGCCGAGACGGCGGTGAGGATGTTGGCGTCGGAGAGATCCGCGCACTGCAGCAGCGCCCGCGCGAAGCGGTACTGCGTCCCCGCGGTGGCCAGGTTGGTGGCCAGCATCGCGTGCACGCCCTGGGTGGCCGTGGCGTCGGCGGGGATGCCCACCGCGTAGAGGAGGAACCACGTCCGCGCGTCGTTGAGGAGGGCAGTGATGGCCGTCTGCAAGTCCCCGGTGCTGTACCCCGGGCCCACCGTCGCCCAGGAGTAGGTGTCGCCGGCCACCATGGTGGTGGCGCCGCTCCAGACGATGGTGACGCCGTAGGCCGCCTGCGCCCCGGTGTAGGTGCCGCTGGTGGGCACCGCCGTCTCCGGGCCGAAGGTGCGCCCGCCGTCGAGGGACAGCTTGAACGTCGCCGTCCCGGCCGCGATGGAAGCGCCGCCCTGCACCATCAGCACCTGGACGAGGTAGCTGTCCAGCGGCGCGCTGCCGGTGGTGGTCACGGTGGCGGTGCCGGTGCCCACCTTGGTGACGGCGCCGGAGCTCGCGGCGTTGGTGGCGTTGACGCGGACGCAGATGACGGTGGTGCCGGCCACCGCCAGGACGTACCCGGCGGCCTCCACCAGGGGGCCCGTGCCGAGGGCATCCTTGACGGACTGGATGTCGGTGAAGGCCTGCACGGCCCCGACGGTGCCGCTCGAGGAGGTGCCGAGGAGGGCCACCACGTTGGAGGCGGAGGGGTTGACGATGCCGAGGGCCCCATCTCGGACTGCGACGTTGGCGTAGGGGAGGGTCATGGCTGGTTACCCCAGGATGAGGAGGTTGCTCGCGGCCGAGATGGCCGTGAGGAAGTCGGACTCGGACACCTGCTTGCCGACGCCCCAGCCCGGGTTGGTGGCCTTGGCGACGGCCAGCCAGACGCGGTTGGGGCCCAGCGCCTCGAGGTGCAGCTCGGCCCAGTCCTCGATGGCCTGCAGGGGGGTGTCGATGGTGTCGGGCATGGCTTCCTCAGGGTGAAGGCGTGGCGGCGACGTCGCCGGCGGGGAACGTCATCCCGCCATCCATCCCGGCGAAGGTGACGACGGTGAGAGGCGCCGTCCGCGAGGCGTCGAAGAAGACGGGGATGTCGAAGGCGAGGTTGACGTCGCAGGTGCGGCCCAGCTGCACCAGCTCTGCGCCGTCGGCCAGCACCCAGGACATGGACTCCACCCGGTAGCTGCCGAACGTCTCCTGGTGCACGGCCGCCAGGAGCCGGCGCACCAGCTCCTCGCACGCGGCGATGTCGCCCAGGGCCGTCCCGTTGCCCACCGCCCACACCCGGGCCCTGACGCCTGCCCGGCGGGTGCCGAAGGCCTTCGGCTCCTTGGTGGAGAGGCCGGGGGTGTTGATGCGCTTGCCGGGCTCGAAGGAGTCGGTGGTGGGCGTCCAGACGATGCGCGGCGGGGCGCCATTCTCCGCCAGGCTTTCGGCCCCCAGCTGGCAGTCGACGCCCGTCAGGTAGGCGTTGGTACGCACCACGGTGAAGACGTCCGTCAGCACCTCAGGCCCCCACCTTCGCGCGGCGCCTGAGGAAGTCGCCAGCCACCGCCTCGAACTCCCTCAGCCAGGCCCGCGGCAGGCCGCGCGTCGGGAAGAAGGGGCGGGCGGGGATGGTGACGGGGCCCTTGGTGAAGATCCACCCCTTCGGCCCCTTGAAGCGCAGCGCCTTCGCCCGGACGGGCCGGATGACGCCGCCCGCCTGGTGGATGGGCGCGTACTTCACGTCGGTGGCGACGCCGGCCAGGGTGCCAGAGGTGTAGGTGTGGAGGCTGTTGCGCAGGCGGCCGGTGTCCAGCAGCGGCTGGCCATGGCGCACCCGCAGCGCCTTCCAGGCCTTGCCGTAGGGGTCCCTCGACGCCTCGAAGCCCAGCAGCGTCTGCGCGAGGGCCTCGGCGGCCACCACCTTGGCCAGGCGGTTCCGCATCTCCGCGCCCTGGAGGCGCTTCACGCTGGCCAGGAGGCGCCCCAGGCCAGCCGTGTTGCCCTTGAGCTCGAAGGTGGCCACCTACCACCCCCTCGGCACGGGGCGGGCGCTGATGGCGCTGCCGTCGGTGGAGGAGTACTGCAGGCTGCGGACGTAGGGCTGGGCCTGCGGGTCGATGGGGGGCTTCGACTGGTCCGTCGTGGTGGTGACGGACGGGAGGGCGAGGCCCTTCGCCACGTCCTTGCACCAGGCGATGGCGTCCTCGTAGCCCTGGCGGATGACGTCGGACTCCGGGGTGCCGGCGGCGTACCCGCGGCGGGCGAGGATGCGGTAGGTGGCGATGGCCACCACCGCCTGCGTCACGGAGCCATCCCACAGCACCAGGGGGAGGTCGAAGCGGCTGCCGATGTAGGAGTCGACGACGCGGCTTGCGGCCTCGAGGGCCGCGTCAACGTCCGACGACGACACCGAGGCGGTGGCCTTGGAGGCCAGCCCCAGCGCGGCGAAGTCGGTCTGCGTTGCGTAGGCCGCCACGTCTCATCTCCTTCACCGCTTCAAGGGCTTCGTCTTCGGCACATCCGGGGCGGCCGCGGCCGGAGCCGGCCGGGCCGCGTCGATGGACAGCACGGCGGCGGTGTCCTCGATGAGGGTGAGGACGGGGTCCGCCTTCAGCTCCGCCAGCTGCGCCTCGGTGACGTCCAGGAGGTAGGGCCCCCCGGACTCGAAGCGGCGCTGCAGCACCCAGTAGGCGTTGTTGTACTGGGGCCGCTGCGGGATGGTGATGGCGACGGTGGCCATGCCCTTACGCGGTGGCGGAGTACGCCAGGAAGGGGAGCGCGTAGCCGGCGTTGCCACGGGCGTCGACGCCGAAGATGAACTTGCGGCGCTTGAAGACGTTCTCCGAAGTCGGATCCGCCATCGGGACGAAGGTGGGCGCCTTGCGCGTCTGGAAGACGAAGGGCTTGATGGGCTTGGTGGTGTCCAGCAGGTACCAGGTGGTGGCGGCGGCGGTGAGGTCCGGCACCACCAGCAGCTCCGCCGAGCCCTTCAGCACGTTGGTCTGCTGGACGCTGGCGGCGTTCTGGCCGACGGCAGCGGCCGGCGCGATGAAGTCCGCGTTGAGAATCTGCCGGGCCGCCGCCTCGAGCTGGGGCGGCACCACCAGGAGGGAGGGCTGCACCTGGAGCGGGCGCCCGTCCTCGCCGACGTAGGACATCATCGTCTGGCGCACCGTCTGGTAGTTGGCCGCGCTGAGCGCCATCGCCGACGCGGAGTAGTTGGAGTAGGTGGAGGCGCTGCCCGGCTGGCCGGTGGGGTGCGAGGCCGAGAAGAAGGCCTGCCCGTCGAAGGCCAGGTTGGTGGAGCCGTTCTGCAGCAGCGACAGCACCAGGTCGTCCGGCCAGCGCTTCGCCTGCTCGCCCATCATCTGGACGAAGGGCGCGTAGACGCCGATGTTGTCGTCCTGGATGTCGTTGCGGTCGACCTCGACCGAGAGCTCGTAGTCCTTGTTGGCCAGCGCGTAGCCCGCGGCCTCGAGGTTGGCGTACTTGCGCTCGCCGATCCACTCCCGCATGCGGGGGAGCAGGCGGAGCCAGGCGTAGCGATTCTCGCGGCCCGCGCTGGGCACGTCCGAGGCCACCTTGGTCCACCAGGGGTCGATGCGCGCGTAGGCGCCCTGGAACTGGGTGCTGAACGAGTAGAAGATGGCGTCGATGACTGCAGGCGTGATGTTCACTGTGGTGGCTCCGAGGGGTTAGGCGGCCACGCGGCCGGTGGTCTCGACGTAGACGAGGGAGTCGCCCTCACCGATGGACAGCACCTGGCCAGCCACGCTGCGGGTGTTGGTGGCGGAGGTGAGCGCGACGGTCTGGTCGTCCACGATGTAGACGATGGCCCCGACGTTGGCCTGGGCGATGAGGTCGCCCGCGGCGCTGTTGGCGAAGCCATGGCAGCCGCGGCGGACCTCGATGAAGAGCGCCCCGGCCGCGCCGGAGCTGTTGTCGACGGTGCGCTCGGCCCGGCCCACGGCGATGAGGCCGGTGGCGGTGCGGCCCGGGGCCGCGTAGCCCGCGTCGATGACGACGAGGCTGCCCTTGTAGATTTTCGTCGACGCCTTCATCGGCAGCTTGAGGATGGCGGTGACGGCGCCCTCGTCGCCGAGGCGGGGAGTGTTGCGCTCTGCAGTCAGTGCGGCCATGGGTCAGTTCTCCTGGTGGCTCAGTTCGACGAGGGGGTGTTGATGCCCTCGGGCACCACGCCGCCGAAGGCGGCCTTGGTCTTCGCGAAGGCCTCGGGCTTGACGCCCATGAGGTTGAGGACGGCCAGCTCGGTCGCGGTGAGGCCGACCGCACCCACGCCGGCCGCGTCGCTGGTGGGCTCGATGGCCGCGCCGCCCATCAGCTTGGGCGAGGCCGCCAGGAAGGCCTTCAGCTCCTCGACGTCCCGCTTGCCCATCTTGGTGAGCAGCTCCACCTGGGCGGGGGCCACCTTGCCGGCCTTCTTGCCCTCGGCGATGAGGGCCGCCACCTGGCCGTCGACGGCCGCGGCCTTGAGGGTGGCCAGCTCGGCCGCCAGGGCCTCGGCCTTCTCGGCCCCGGCCTTCCAGGCGGAGATGGTGCCGACGGCCTCGGAGACGGTGGCCTTGCCGGTGGCCGAGAGGAGGGCCTCGGCGCCCGCCTTCAGCTTCTCCAGCGCGGTGAGGGCGACGCTCTCAGCGGCGTCGGGATGCAGGGACAGGGCGACGTTGAAGGCGTTGGCCACGGCGGTCTCCAGGAAAGGTGCGACAGGGGTTGCAGACGCCACGAGGGGCTTCTGGGCGAGGGTGGCGGGGTTGTTGGTGAGGGCGGCGTTGAAGACGCTCAGCACCTCGCGCGTCTCCCTGTCGTAGGTGACGACGGGCGAGAAGTACCTGTACTTGCGGGCCGACAGCTTGGCCGCGGCGTCGTCCGTCCAGGAGACGTTGGTGGCCCAGAGGCCGTCGTCACGCGTCTCGATGGAGAAGAACCCGGCCGCCTCGCCCGCCTTGGAGGGGTCGACGGCGGACGAGGCACCGAGCGATGCATGCTCGTAGTCGATGACCAGGTCCCGCCCCAGCTCCTCGGCGAAGGCGGCGCACTCCTTGGCGCTGCGCGCCGAGAAGGAGAGCTCGCCCTTCAGCGTCTTGTTCTTCCCGGCCTTGAAGAGGCGGAACTCCGTCGGCGGCTGCTTGTCCGCACCGAGCGCGAGATGGAAGGTGAGGGCCGCCTGCTCCTGCATCGCCAGCGCCATGACGCGGGCGCGCCCTGGGCGTCGGGCGGTGCCGAAACTCTCGGTGTTACACGGGCGAGGGGAGGCCTCGAGCCAGGTACAGGCCTCGGACGAATGCCAGGCTGGACTTCGGCACATCGGCCACGACGAAGCCCAGCCAGACGTCGTGCTCTGCATCGCCCGGGCGGAGGAGGACGACGCCGTCGGCGGCGGTGCCGCTCTTCACCTCGCCGGCTGGCGCGATGATGTCCTCGGTGCCTGGGACGCGGTACGCGGCCATCAGTAGCCCTTTCGTTTCAAGACTGCCAGGAGGGCGTCTTTGATGCCAGGCGAGAAAAAGCGGGCCACGAAGTCGGCGCCGTAGTCCCGCAGCAAGGCAAAGGCCTCGGCCCACGTCTCGACGTGCGCGGTTGAGTGGTTGGCGAAGTAGGAGGGGCGATTGCCGCCCGCCTCCCAGGCTGCGTGGGCCTGGCGGAAGGATGGATCCGTCGACAGCGCCCAGACGCCGGGGCGCTCTCCGATGTTGTCCAGCGCGTGGCCGAGCTCGTGCAGCAGCGTGCCGACGGGGCGGAAGCCTTCGCCCACCAGGAGCCGCTTGTTCGCGGAGTCGTAGACTCCGTACACCTTGTCCCACGTCCGCCCGTCGAAGGTGGTGACGCCCTGGGCGAAGAGCCGCCTGATGGTGCCGCCAGGCAGGTCCGCGTCCACGACGCTCCCTGGCGTGACCCGGATGGTGACGCCGTCCTTCACCAGCGCCCGCAGGACGTCCGGCGACTCGGCCTCCAGCTGGATGAGGAGGGCCTGGTGGCTGGCGTTGGACATCCTGTCGACGTGCAGGTGCTTGCCGAGGATGGCGGCGGCCCTCGGGGCGTACTTCTGGACGTCGGCCACCGCCGTCCCCGTGACAGCAAGGGCCGGCGGAGGCGGGGGCTTTGCCGCCCGCTTGGGGGTGGCTTTCGGCACCTTCGCCACCGCCACCAGCGGCTTGGGGTAGCTGCGCAAGTCGGGCCGCCAGGGGTTGTCCAGCTCCCCGAAGCCCTCCGTCGGCTGGCCGGTGGGTGGGTGCCGCGTCATCCCCAGCACGTCCCCCTGGCGCTGCGTCAGGGCGATGATGGTGCTGCGGCAGCGGTGGTGCAGCGGCGGGGTGTGCGACTGCCACCAGGTGGACGAGGCCGGCAGCACCGTGCCCGCGCAGGCCTTGCAGAGCGGCGACGTGCGGGAGTCCAGGATGGCCGAGTACTTCCACACCGGCCGCGTCGCGGCGATGTCGGGCTCGAGGTACGAGGCCACCCGGCCGGCGGAGTAGGCGCGCTGGAGGTTGGTGCGGAAGAGGTTGTCGAGGCGGTTGGCCGCGAAGGCGGTGCCAGCGCCGCCCACCTGCCCCCGGCCCCAGGACTTCGCCATCGAGTCGGAGATGCGCTGCCGGAAGTCCTCGAACGTCTCCCCGTTGGCCACCGCGGCGTCGATGGCCTCCCAAACCTCGGCGGCCATGTCCAGCTGCGCCGTGGCCCCCAGCAGCTGCGCCCGGGCCGCCATGTCCTGCCCCAGGCGCTCGACGTCCACCGGGTACCCCGCCGCCGTCAGGCGCGCGGCGAGGGCCTCCACGGCCTCGTGGAAGCGCTTCACGTCGGTGGGGGCACTCACCGCAGCCCCCGGGCCGCCACCTTCAGCCTGGCGACGGCCAGCGACTCGACGCCGCTGGCCCAGCTCCGGGCGTACCCCAGCTCCTCCCCCGCCTCCTCCAGGGTGGCCCCGGCCAGCCGGGCCCGCACCACCAGCGCCTCGCGGACGGGCAGCGCGTCCAAGAGGCCCTCCACGGCCCTCCTCTCGGACGCGCGCGCGGCCGCATCTTCGGCGCTGGGGTGGGGGGCGGGGAAGTCCTCGAGCTCGCCCGTCAGCACCGCCTCGACGGAGCCACTCCCGCGCCCGCGCCGGCCAGCGGCGACGTCGCAGGCCCTGGACATCCGCGCCCGCACCCACTGCATGGCGTAGGGGACGAAGTCGCCTCGGGAGGCCTCGTACCTCCGCACCGCCAGGAGGATGCCGATGTTGCCCTCCTGGTGGAGGTCTTCCACCTCGAGGCCGGCCGGGACGTGGTAGCGGCTGGCGAGGTAGGCGACGAGGCGGGTGCAGGCTTGGACGACGCGAGTCATGGCTAGGCGGTTGCCTGCCTGCGCAGCCGCGACGTCCTCAGGTGCGGGACGCACCGACGTCCTCGAGGGCCGACAGCCGGCCGGCGAGCTCCGCCATCACCATCGCCTTTTGGACGAGGTCTGCCAGCGCGTCAGGCTCCAACGTCCCGAAGGCCGCCACCAGCTGCGCCTTGAGGCCCTCGAAGTCCGAGGAATTCATCACGGCCGTCAGGAGGAGGTGCACGTCGGGCGCGACGGCCTTCACCGCGGCCGCCTTGGCGTCGTCGGCGACGGCGTCGATGTACAGCTGCCCGCGCACCGCCCCCGAGGCCTTCACGCCCTCCAGCCTGGCCGCGAGGGCTTTGGCGGGAGCGGGTGGGGGCGGTGCGACGGGACTGCCGGCGGCGTCGGGGGGGCGTCCGCCGGGCTGTAGGGCCTCCGCCGCCTGCTTCGCGGCTTCGGCTTTCTCTTCGGCCTCTTCGGCCTCCTGCTGGGGCGTCTTGGCCGGGGCCGAGATGGGGACGCCCGCGTCCTCCAGGAGCTCGTCCACGTCGGGGTTGGCGCCGGCGGCCTTGAGGGCAGAGATGCCCTCGCCGAGGCCCTTCAGCGCCACCCCCACCTGCACCTTGTCGGCGGGCGGCTCGGTATTCCAGCAGAGGCGGGGGGCGAGGTTGGCGTCGCCGAAGTTGAGGGCGGCCCACGGCTTGAGGACGTGCTCTCGGAGGCAGACGGCGAGGCGCTGCGCGTCGGCCTGGAGAATCTCCCCTCGGATTGACTCGTGCACCTGGGCGGCGGCGTAGCTGCCACCCTTCACCTCGGTGCTGAGGTTCTGCCCGAGGATGCAGATGGCGATGCCCGCCTCCGCCTTGCTGACGAGGCGGTCGAAGCCGTCGCTGCCCGTCGACTTCGCCTCGAGCAGCTCGACGTCGAACTTCTGCGACGGATCCGCGCTGGTGGGCAGGCGGATGGTGGACTCCACCCCCAGCTGCGTCACCTCGTCCAGGAAGCGCTGCTTGTCGGCCTCGTCGGCCGCGGCGGGGGTGAAGGCCTTGCGGATGGGCGTCCCGTACACCTCGCTCCACCTGCCCCAGTCCCGCAGCCCCCACTGGCGCAGCAGCCAGGGGACGTAGAGGTACCTCGAGGCGCCCCACATGTAGGCCCTGTCGAGGCTGTGGCTGGCGTACAGCAGCCACTGCCCGTCCCCGGGCGTCACCTTCACCGACGCCTCCGTCTCGGTGTTGATGTGCCAGGCCCGGGTGTCCCAGCGCCACATGAGGTGCCGCGGGTGCCACACCTTCAGGCGCGGCCAGAGGAGGCCCCCGCGCTCCTCCCAGGGCAGCAGCTGGGCGATGCTGATGCCCAGCATCACCTCCCAGGACTGCAGCTCTCCGAGGACGGCGTCGGGGAAGACTTCCTCGAAGGACTCCTCCAGGGCATCCATGGCGCGCTGCGCCTGGGCGCCCTCGCCGGGCTCGAGCCGGAAGGGGAGGGCCGGCAGGGCCTGCGTCCGCCTGTCGAGGCAGGCGCTGATTCTGTCGTCCCGCCGCATGGCGTCGACGATGAGGGCCGCGGCCTGGAGGTGGCCGAACTCGAGCTGCCGGATGGCCGCTTTCACCTGCTGGACGGAGTCGACGTCCGTCCAAGAAAAATTCGGGATCTCCCGGTACGGCATCCGCGGCGTCAGCATGGCCGACCCCCAGGCACGCGACGACTCCCAGAGCCAGGACGCCCTCGGCGGCCCCTGGGCAACTCGATGCCCTTCAGGTAGCGCGATGCACCCACCTGCGTGAGCCCGAAGCGCCGTCCGAGCTCGGCTTGCGTGAAGGCCCCCGAGGCGTAGAGCTCCTGCATGGCGGAAATGGCCTCTGGCGTCAGCGGGGCGCGCCCCTGGTTGGTGACGGTGCGGCACCGACGCACGCGATCGGCGACGTTCTCCGCGTGCGTGCCCAGCACCAGGTGCGCGGGGTTGACGCAGAGGGGCGTGTCGCAGCGGTGCCGAACGATGAGGCCGGCGGGGATGGGTCCGCGGTGCAGGTGGTAGGCGAGCCGATGGGCCTTCCAGTTGATGCCGCGCAGCGCGAAAGCCCCGTACCCGGTTGGCCCGACGGTGCTCATCCAAAGCCAGCATCCGGTGGTGGGCTCTGGGGTCGTCTGCGACCAGAACCGGTCCACGGTGTTCGGCGCGGGCATGGCCCACACTGCGCGCGCCACCGGGCCGCCCGCAAGGGGCCCGCACGCCCGTGCCGAAACTCTCGGTGTTACATGCGGCGAGGGGACAGCACGCGGCGCTCTCCGGGCGCGCCGAAGGACACCGGCGCCGTCGCCAGCACGTCGAAGGCGGCCACCGCGGCGTCGATGATGTCGTCGTGCGCGTCGTTGACGCCGGTGAAGCTGGAGTGCTCTGCCACCAACTCATCCACCCACCTCGCGGCCGCGTCCTCCGGCAGCAGCACCTTGCGGGCATTCCACGCGGCGGCGTAGGGGATGGCGCGGGTGAACTTGTCCCCGTGCGGCGCCAGCACCTCCAGCGGCACCGGACTGAAGGCGCTGCCGTCCGGCCGCTTCTCGCCGGCGCCAGCGAGCATCGGCCGTAGGAAGTCGGCCACGCCCGTCTCCGTCCCCGCCGCGTACCAGCGCCACCGCGCCGTGGGGTAGCGCACCCGGTAGGGGCGCAGCGCCGCGGAGAATTCGGGCGCCCGCTGCTGCGCCCGCAGCACGTCCAGGACGTAGAAGTACCCGGCGCACTCGGCCATGACGACAGCGACGCTCCAGTCGCTGGAGGTGCGCTTCGAGTAGGCGAAGTCGAGGCCGATGGCGATGCGGTAGGTGGCCGGCAGCGCCTCGTAGGCCTCGGGGTCCCCGAAGACGGCGCCCCCGCGCGGCCGCGGCACGCCCTGGAAGAGGCTGGCCCAGGTGTACTCGCCCACCTCCGCCCGCCGCGTCTTCAGGGCCTCGGGGCTCCACCGCTCCGGCCACAGCGCCACGTCGCCGTCGGTGAGGGCCGGGAGGCGCAGCTCCTCCCACCCCTTCTCGCGGATGAGCCAGCCGGCCAAGTCATCCGGGTGCCACCGCGTCATGGTGCAGACGGCCGAGGCCCCGGGCTCGAGGCGGGTGAGGAACTCCGACTCCGCCCAGTCCTTCAGCCTGTCGCGCATCCTCGAGGACTCCGCCTGCAGGCGCCCCTTCACTGGGTCATCGATGATACCCAGGTTGACGGCGTGGCCGGTGAGGCCCTCGGTGACGGACTTCGCCCGCAGCCCACCCCGCTGCGGCGTCAGCCACTCGGTGACATTCTCCGTGGCCAGCTGCACGCCGAGGCGCTGGACGAAGCCCATCGCCACCCGCGACTTGCTGCGGGTGATGTCCGCCCCGTAGCTGCAGTAGGCCATCTGCAGCTCCGGCCGGCGCCACAGCACCCAGGCGATGAAGTGCAGCAGCAGCTCCGTCTTGCCGTGGCGGGGCGGGGCGTGCACCACCAGGCGCTGGGGCTTGCCGGCCACCATGGCCTCCAGGCGCTCCACCAGGGCCCCCAGGTGCCGCGGGGGCTGGTAGGTGGACGTCAGCCAGGGGACGAAGCGGAGAAGGCTGCGCTGGGCCAGCTCCCGCTTCACCGCGGCGGCGTCAATGGGTGGTAGGGGGCGGCGCGGCGTGGGCGTCAAGGATGGCCTCGATGGCCTCGAGGGCCTCAGTCGGGAGGGCGCGCAGCTCGGGCCCGGCGTCGGCCGCGGCTTCGTGGTTGCGCGGGGAAGGCCTCGGGACGGTGTAGGAGAGGGCGATTTCCACCGCCTTCAGCCGGCTCTCCACCGACGGCTTCACCTTCACCACGTCGCCGTCGCGGGTGAGCAGCTCCACCTCCTCGCCGCGGATGATGGACGTCAGCAAGGCGGCGCCCTCGGCGCTGGCGTCCTCGAGGCTGTCCCGCACCGCCTTGACCCAGGTGGGCAGGCCGCCGGGGTTGCCACTCACGCCCCGTCGGAAGCGGAGGGGGTTGCCCTCGAGAAGCCGCCCCTTCTCGTCTCGAGGCACCCGCTCAAGGCCGCTGCTTTGAGCTGGCACCGCCCGCGCCTTCTTCACCCGCTTGGCCTTGCGCTTCACGCGAGCCTCCAGACGAGCAGCACGCAGCCGAAGGGGGGCGAGCCGACGCCCACCCCGCGAGGGTTGCCCGGGTGGCCGAACTTCACCCGGCTGGGCAGGAAATGGGTGGTGAGCCGGACCCGGAGAGAGCGCGCATCACCCCGGCCGTCCCGGTGCCGCTCCACCAGCTCCTGCCACCAGTACTGCTCGCAGCGGTTGGCTGGGAGCAGCATCGCGATGCACTTCGGCGCCCCCTGAGTCCAGGACTTCCACGCCTTCATCACCCACGGCTCCACGTCGCTCCATGGCGGGTTGCACCAGACGCGTCCCCACCACAGCTGCCGCTGGCCCAGCCCGTCCTGCTCGAGGCCGTACCAGTGCGGCGCCCAGTGGCTCTCCGCGTCGGCGGCCACGTCCAGGTCGAAGGCGTCGACGCCCGCCATCCGCCGACAGAGGTCCATCGTCTCCGGGGTGGTGTACCGGCGGTCCAGGTCCAGGCCCGGGTCGACGCGCGTCTCCGGGAAGAGGTCGGTCACAGCGGCACCCGCTTCGGCGGCGGCCAGCCAGAGGCGTACCGCCAGTCGGGGCCGGCGATGCGGTAGGCGGCCGGGCGGATCTCCGTCTCGACGCGGGCGAAGGCCCTGCCGATGGCCTCACTCACCTTCTCGACCAGGTGCGGGTCCACCGGCCCGCGCAGGGGCGGGTGGCTGAGGCAGTCGGGGGCGCACCACCGACAGCCCCAGAAGTCGCAGCGGGCGGGGCATGGGTCCCAGGCGTAGCTCAAGGGGCCTCCCGGATGAGGGCCGTCCACCGCGACGGGGTGAAGCGCAGCCGGCGGGTGGGCGGGACGCGCGCCTCGTCGGGCGAGCTCGCCGGGACGTGCCCAGCGTCGCGCAGGGCCGTCAGCGACACCCGCCGGGCCTTCTGCCGGTACGCCCGGAAGACGCCCAGGTGCGGCCACCAGACGCGGCGGCCGCGGAGGAGGGCCTCGCGCGCCACCGCCTCGCCGAGCTGCCGCAGCAGCGCGCGGGCCAGGCGGTGCGAGAGGCCGGTGGTGCGGACGACGATGGTGACGAGGTTGTCGTAGGCGGCGGCGTCTTCCACTGGGAGGGAAGTCACCGGCCGGGCTGTAGGGGCGGCACTCACAGGTGACCCCGCCTCGACTTCGCCACGCGGAACAGCACCCGGACGGCCTTGCCCACCCGCATCGGCCTGCCGGTGGCCGGGTTGAGGATGCGCCTGGCCTTGCGCGTCGTGCGGAGGAAGACGCCGAAGCCCGGCCAGGCCGCCCGGCCCTCCTCGCGGACGCCCTCGAGCACCAGGTCGGCGAGGGCGTTGAGGACCCGCGCCGTGGAGTGGGTGCCGAGACCGGTGCGGGCTGAGACGCGGCCGACCAGGACCGAGCGGGGCGTCACGGCCCCTCCTCGTCTCGCCCCGCCTGCCGACGCCACAGCGAGTCCAGCCACCGACGCCGGGCTTGCTCTCGCTCGTGCCGTTCCAGCACCCAGCCGATGAGGCCGGCCAGTACCACCGCCGCCACCAGCCACAGCACCAGGACGTCCCAGTCAGGCTGCATCACGCCTCCGGCAGGTGCCGACGAGGCTGGACGCCCACACCACCTTGCGCAGAAGCGTCGGCCGGGGCTTGCGCCCGCGCGCCTCCAGGCGCAGCAGCCGCGCGAATTCCTCCCGCGGCAGCACCTGGGCGGCGCCAGCGTCGCGCACCGCAGCCCACTTCACGCCAGCCTTCGCCTTCCGCGACTTGTTACCCACGACGCACCTCCCGGTTGAAGAGCTCTACTGCCTGCTGCGGGGACTCGACGATGTGCACCGGGAGGCCTGCAGCCTGGGCGATGCGGTGGAAGGCCGCCTGCGACGGGCGGAGGCGGCGGCCAGAGGGCGGGCGGCTGCCGTCCTTCACCTCCACCAGGAGCCAGCGGCCCTGGATGCCGACGAGCAAGTCGGGGATGCCGCCGCCCAGCGCGGACAGCGCCTCGACGAGGGCGCCGCAGCGGCGGAAGGCCGCCACCACCTCGCCCTGGTTGGCGTCCGGGTGGCCGGCGGAGAGGCGATGCGGGCGCAGGCGACTCACGCGCGCAGCCTCTTGTCCAGCTCGAGGCAGATGAGGCAGCACCGCGGCGCGGCGGAGGCGTGCGCGCAGGCGCGAGGGCGGAGGGGCCTCACAGCGGCAGCTCCTGCGAAGCCGCCCGGGCCTTGCGCTGCTTCGAGATGAGCTCGTAGGCGGCCAGCTCCGCCGTCTCACGCAGCCAGTGGTTGCCCACCTCCATGAGGGCCGCGCGCTCCTCAAAGAGCGCCCTGTCGGCCTCCGGCCACTTCGCGACTCGGTCCAGGACGGCGCTCACCGCGCCACCCGCTGCGGCAGCCCGCGACGGCAGGAGGCCACCCAGGCGGCCGTCTTCGACGCCCAGGCGGCCATCATGGCGTCCAAACCCCAGCCACCCACCTCGGCGGCCACCTCGCCAGCGTCGAGCCCAGGCAGGGCCTTCCAGGCCCCCACGCAAGGGCCGCAGAGACGGTGCCCCCACACCTCCCAGCCCTCGATGGCAGGCTGGGCGCAGGCGGCGCAGGGGATGGCGGGTGGCTTCTCGTCAACGCGCAGCATGGGCGGCTCCCTGAGGCAGGTAGTTGGTGAACTGCGACATGAAGGCGGCGAAGGGCAGGGGGGGCGTCGCCCGCTGCCACTTGGAGTCATCTCCGAAGGTGACGAAGGCCGCCTGGAGGGCGTCCACCGAGGCCAGCGCGCGAGCGTCGCCCCACCAGGCCCGGAAGGTGACGTCGTTGGGCCACTTCTCGACGACCAGGCGGGCCCTGTCCCGGCGGGCGCACTGGGCCCAGCGCCAGAAGTCCTGACGCGTCCAGTCCTCGCGCCTTGAGGCGTCAGGGGGCTCGAGCTGCTGGTGGCGCTGGGCGGGCGTCAGGGTGGCGAGCGGGTCCTCCGGCTCCACCACCTTGAGCACCGGAGGCGGAGGTGCTTCCTCTTCTCCTTCTGTCTTACGTCTTCCGTCTCTAGTCTCACGTCTTACGTCTGTGGCCTCCGACCCCCCTTGAAGTGGTACTGGAGGGGGGGTCGCGGGGGGGTCGAAGGGGGGTCGGAGGGGGGTTGAACCCCCCTTGCGTCCCAGCCGCAGTCGCTCAGCGTCCAGGTACCGGGACATCCCCCGGACGCGGTACCCGTCGGGCCTGGCCTCCAGAAACCCGGCCTGGATGACGTCGGCGATGGAGGCGCCGATGGGCTTGCAGATGCCCGCCTCGGCCTGCTCCAGGGTGACGACGACGCACCCTGGGCCCTGGATGGCCTTGAGGAGGACGCGGCGGTCGGCCAGCTCCTCCCAGAAGCAGTCGAGGACGCCGCGGACCCGGTAGTAGTCGGCCTGGCAGCGGGCGGCGAGCTGGGCGGCCTTGGCGGCGACGCCGCGGGCCACCTGGATGTAGGGCAGCTGGGGGTCGATGGACTTGCTCACGGCGTGCTCCTGGGCGCGGCGGGGCGAAGAGCGGCGAGGTCAGCCTCGAGGTCCGCCACCCGGCGGCGGAGGCGGTCGATCTCGAGCTCGGTGGCGTCGGGCCCTTGCTCCCCGCCGATGGCGACCTGGTGCTCGACGGGCCGGCAGGTGGGGCAGGGCACCGCGTAGGGAACGGGGACGGGCATCCCGGTGGCTAGCAGCTTCACGCTCCCCCAGTCGTTGCAGGTGGGGCAGCTCATGCGGCCCTCCCGGGGTGCTGGCGCAGGCGCGCGATGTGCCGGTTGGCGTCGGTGACGCGGGGCTCGATGGCCCCGTCCACGCCCCGGAGCTCGTCCTCCAGCAGCTTCACCAGGCCCCGGATGGACTCGGGCAGCGGGTTGAGGCCGCGGGCCTGCTCGAGGTGGGTGATGGCCTGACGGATGGCCCGTTGGGCCAGGCGCAGCTCCTTCTCGGCGCTCAAGTCCGCACCTCGCCACGCCCCATGCAGGCGCGGCACTGGCGCCCGCGCCCCTCGGGGCGCACGTAGGTGTTCTCCGGCGTGAAGGCGTGGCCCCTGACGCAGTGGGTCTTGCGGGCGTTGGCGCCCACGGGGCCCGAGCTGCGCGCCATGTTGGCGCGGTGGGTGGTGGGCCGGAGGTGGCGAGGGTTGACGCAGCACCGCTGGTTGCAGACGTGGTCCAGCTCGTCGGGGAGCTCGCGGTGGACAAGCTGGTAGGCCCAGCGGTGGGCCAGCACCAGGCGCTTGTTGGGCCCGAAGGCGAAGAGCCCGTAGCCGCCCGAGTTGAGCGCGGCGGTCCAGAGCCAGCAGCCGGTCATCGGCTCCGGCGTCACCTTCGCCAGGAAGCGCTGCAGCGGGGTGCCCTTCATGGCGCGACGCCCCACATCTCGAGCGTCTTGCCCACCAGCCAGAGGCGGTCCCGGAGGTTGCGGCCGCGCTCGGCGTCCCACTGGGGGAGCGCGACGTCGACGCCCCCGAGGGCGGCAGTCAGCGCCATGCGCGCGTGCCAGCCCTCAACCGTCGCGTCGGCCACCGCCTCGAAGAGGGTGGCGCCCGCCATCACGTCGCGCTGCACCTGCAGGAGCCGCCGCTGCGCGGCCTCGAGCTGTCCGCGCGCCTGGGACCGCCTAGCGGCCGGGCAGAGCGGGAGAGCCTCGGCCTCGACGCGCACCACGTAGCCCGACACCCGACGCCGCCGCTTCGCCGCCACCACGCCCCCCGGAGGGAGCGGGGTAGACGGCCCGCCATGTAGCAGTCCAGATTTCGGCCACAGGGCCGCGGGTCGCGGCGCGAGCGCCGGGTGTTGGAGGTTTAGGGATGCCTGCCCACCAGAGGTCTTCTTCTCAGTCCGTCGCACGGTGACGCCCCCATCAGGAGGGCGCGGGCTGAGTTGACATAACCCAGATTTCCGCGCCCTACGCTTTAGCTACTTTTTCCTCATCCCCGACTCTTCAGACCGCTCCTTGTCGTACTCGTCCAGCGCCCAGCGGATGAGGTGGAGAATCGTCTCCGTCCGCGGGTTGCCCGTCTCCTTGGCCACGGCGTCTACCCTCTGAAGCAGCAGCTTCGGGTAGCGCATCGACAGCGGGACTCCGTTGCCCTCCCCGGGCGGAACAATCGGGCTAACCAAGCGCCACCTCCACTGCGACTCTCGCGCAGGGCGCGTCGCCTTTGCAAGTGCATTCATGCCCGTATAGATACCGTGTCGCGCCCGGCTTGACAAGTCGTATACGACAACGATACACCTCGTGTCGGGCCGGCAGAGAGGGCCCCGAGGAGGCGCACATGGACGAGGCGACGCAGGTGGAGTCGAGGCGGGATTTCTGGAAGCGGGCCGAGGGGGGGATTCGTCAGGCCCAGGCCGACGAGCTGCTCCTGGCGGTGGGCGCCTACATCAAGGCCCGCGCCGAGTACGAGGCGCACCGCTTCGATGACGACGTGTACGAGGCTTGGCAGCAGGCCGGTCGCGACCTCGAGGCGGCGGCCGAGCGGGCGCGGCGGGCGGTGCAGCCGTGAGCTACGCCATCAACTACGACGCCTCCGACGTCTTCGAGGAGGACGCCGAGCAGGTCGAGGACCGCGTCCTCCGGCAGGTGGAGGCCGGCGGCAAGGCCACCTACCAGCGGGCCATCAACGAGGCCAAGCGGCAGGCCGACAAGCTGGTTGGGGACCCGCGCATGGTGGGGCTGGGCGTCGCCATCCTCCACCCGCTGGCCCGGGTGCGCTGGGCCTGCGAGTGCGGCTGCGAGATTCGCGTCGCCATCCGCCGACAGCCGCTGGCGTCCCGCAGCACCATCGACTCCAAGGGCTGCAGCTGGGGGCACCAGTGAGCCGCCCATTCCCTGGCTACTCGTCGGGCCGCCTCCCCGGCCACAGCGATCTCGACGACACCACGCCCTGCCTGGAGTGCGGCAAGCGGGTGCTGGAGCTGGAGGACGACGGCCGCTGCGAGTCCTGCAGCGAGACGACGGTGACGGTGACGCAGCGGGCGACGCGCAACCTGGAGCGCGCGGCCATGGTGCTGGCGAAGGAGCCGCACGAGGCCCGGCGACGGATGGACCTCCACCGGGCGGCCCTGCGCTTCGCCTCGGCCATCGTCGAGCTGGCGGCGGAGGGGGAGTCGTGAAGGCCGCCCGCGCGAAGCTGGACGAGGCCCGCGAGAAGGCCGCCCGCGCGAAGCTGGACGAGGCCCGCGAGGCCTACCACCAGGCGCTCGCCGCCGGCCCCCGGGCCGACGCGGACGCGGCCTGGCGGGCGCTGTGCGAGGCGACGAAGGCCTACGTGGAGTCGGTGAAGCAGATGGTGGTGACGACGGAGGAGGCACGACATGGGTGAGGCGACTGAGGTGCGAAGCGGGCTGGCGGCGGCGGTGGCGGCCTTCCAGGGGGCCATCAGCATCATCGGGAGAGACAGGGACGTGGAGGTGAAGTCGGACAAGGGGCGGTACACCTTCCGCTACGCCACCCTGGCGGCGCTCTGGAAGGTGGCGCGGGCGCCGCTGGCCGCCAACGGCCTGGCGCTGCTGCAGTCGCCCGAGGTGGTGACGGATGGGGCGCGGACGCTGGTGCGAGTCACCACCACCCTGCGCCACGTCAGCGGGGAGCAGGAAGTCAACGTGCTGGCCCTGCCGGTGGCGCAGGTGACGCCCCAGGGCATCGGCTCGGCCATCAGCTACGCCCGCCGGTACGCCATGGGCGCCCTCCTGGGCCTGGCCTCCGAGGATGAGGACGACGACGGGGCCGCCGCGGCGGGCAACGAGACGGCGCCGAGGTCCATGGGCCGGCCGCCCCCCACGCCGCCGCGGAAGGCCACCCAGGGCGCGCCCGTCTCGGCCGCGGAGCTGGAGCAGCAGATGGCCTCCTGCCGCACCGTCGCCGAGCTGTCGAAGGTGGGGGCGCGGGTGAAGGACGCCGGGCTGGACGCCGCCGAGCAGGCCCGGCTGCGGGGCATCTACAATGCCCGGGCGACCGAGCTGCGCGGGGTGCCGTCGTGAGCGCCTTCGACCGCATCGGCGTCGCCATGGCGGATCGCTTCTTCGCCCGGCGCAGCAAGGGGAAGCGGGTCCGCCAGGTCGAGGTCCACATCAGCGAGGCCGAGCTCGCCGCGCTGCTCGCCGTCGCCGCCGAGGCCGGCTCCCAGGCCACCCGCGAGACGCAGAAGGTGCTCCCGTGCGCCTGACTGGCTCCGGCTTCGGGCGCGCCGAGGCGTGCCCCGCCTCCACCTTCCTCCCAGCCGTCAAGGAGGCCGGCGGGGCGGCGGCCGTCCACGGCAACGTCGTCCACCGCTACCTCTGCCTGGTGTCCGAGGTGGGGGCGGAGGCGGCGCTCGAGCTGATGAACCTCGAGCACCGGGAGGTGTGCGCCGCCATCGACCTCGAGCAGCTCCCCCACGCCCAGCGGGGCGCCTGGGCCGCGGAGGTGTCGGTGGCCTGGGATTGGGCAACTGGCGCCGGCCGGGAGATGGCCCGCGGCAGCGGGCGCCACGAGTACGACATCGGCCCCACCGAGTCGGCCGGCACCGCGGACCTCGCCACACTGGTGGACGGCCGCCTGGTGGTGCTGGACGTGAAGTCCGGCTTCGCGGACCTCGGCCCCCCGGGCGAGGCGCTGCAGCTGCTCTTCTACGCCGTCGGCCTGGCGGCAGCCTGGGGGGCCACCGAGGCCACCGTCGGATTCGTCTACCCGGACGGGCGGCAGTCGAAGACAGCCCACCTGGACGCCTTCGACCTCGCGGCCGCGGCGGAGCGCCTCCGGGCCGTCGTCGAGCGCTGCCGGGAGCTCGAGGCCCGCTACCAGGCCGACGGCCACGTCACTCCCCGCAGCGGAGAGCACTGCCGGTACTGCCCGGCCTTCTTGAGGTGCCCGGCGAAGGCCACCCTGGTGAGGGAGCTGGCGCTGCAGGCGGCGTCGTCAGACCCGACGGACTTGGCCCCGGTGCTGGACGCCGACTCGGTGCCCCAGGTGCTGGAGCGTCTCCTGGCGGCCGAGGAGGTGTTGGCCCGGGTGCGGCGGGTGCTGGAGGAGTGGGCGGCTACCTCCCCGGTGCGGCTGCCGGACGGGCGCATCTTCGGCGCCGTGGAGCAGTCGAAGGAGTCCTTCGACCCCGACGTGGGCGGCTCCGTCCTCGCCCGTCTCTTCGGGCCCGAGGTGGCGGCCAAGGCCGTCGAGGTGACGAAGGAGCTGACGAAGGCCGCGGTGAAGCGGGAGCTGCGCGGCGTCTACGAAGCGCGGAAGGCGGCAGGGCAGAAGGTGACGCTGTCCGGGCTGGAGCGGGAGGCCCACGAGGCCATCCGCGAGGCCGGCGGCGCGACGGTGTCGGTGTGGAAGTCCGTCCGCGTCTTCAAGCCGCGGGCGCAACTGAAGGAAGGGGAGACAACGTGAAGGACAAGAAGCAGGCGTGGACAGAGCTGAGCATCGCCGCGGTGGCCTACGCGGCAACGCGGGAGGCGGTGCAGTCGCAGGCCCTGGCGACGGCCGCGGATGCCTGGGCTGAGTCCCGGGGCTGGAGGCCTCCGCGGGAGGCGGGTGCGAAGCCGGGCGGGGACCTGGTCCTCAACTTCAGCCGCAGCAAGGGCAAGCCCGTCAGCGAGGCGGCCACCGAGGACTTGCAGTGGGTGGTGGAGCGGCTGCACGCCAGCATCGCGGACCCGGAGAAGGCCCGCTTCCGCGCCAAGGACGAGGCGCTGCTGGAGGCCGTCGAGGCGGAGCTGGAGGGCCGGGCGTGAAGCCGACTTCCGCGCCCAGCCTCGCCGCCCAGGTGGTGGCCATCGACAAGCTCTACCCGGGGGACGTGGAGGGCGGCATCTGGCTCCCGGCCAAGACGTGGGCCCAGCTGCTGACGCAGGCCCGGGTGGAGCTGACGAGGCCGGTCGAGGTGTCCCATGCCGGCTAACACCTTCTTCGGCGGCCCGGATGACGAGAGCTACACGGAGACCGAGCCCGAGGACTACATCCTCAGGCTCTACGAGGAGAACGACCTGGAGCTGGGCGAGGTCGAGGTGGCCGAGTTCAAGCGGAAGGATGTGTCCGAGACCTGGCTGCGGAACGAGGCGGGGTCCCTGGCCGAGCATTTCACCGAGGACTTCGACGAGGAGCACGGCGGGGAGGACGGCTGCTTCAAGGACGCCGCCGTCGAGGCCCTGGAGGCCCTGGAGGCCCTGCTCCTGCCCATCCTGCGCGACATCGCCGCCCAGCACGCGGTGGTGTGGCAGTGCGAGCAGGTGGGCACCAGGACCTGGACGAAGGAGGAGGTGGCCAAGGTGGTGGGCGATCTAGCCAGGCCACCGAAGTCGCTCGAGCGGGTCGAGGTCGTCGCCTTCCCAAAGAGGGCGCCGTGAGCCTCATTGACCGCCTCGCCCGCCAGCTCGCTCCCCGGGTGGTGTCGAGCAAGCATTCTCATAGGGCGGCAGTGATCGAGCCGCCCATGGCCCAGGTGCTGCGCGAGCTCGCCCAGCCGCTCGCCCTCGTGCGCGTCGACCAGGACGTGGAGGTGGGCGAGCCGGTGTACCTGCCGGCCCAGCCGCCAGCCCCCCCCCGCCTGCTGCCCACCGACGGGCGCTGGCGGTCTACCTGCCGAGCCGTCTCCAGCGCCTCCGGCCTGCGCTGCAAGCTACTGGACGGCCACGAGGGAGTGCACGCGGATGAGCGCGGGACCTTCGCCACCGTCTACGTGCCTGGCCCGCGGGCGCCGGCCAAGCCGCCCCGACGCATCGACGAAGTCGCAACCAAACGCAGCGCAACGGAGGTGACGTGATGAAGGCCCAGGAGGCGGAAGACGAGACGGTGGGCATCGTGGCCAGCATCAACAAGGGCGGCCGGAGCCTGGACCTCAACATCGGTGGCAACATCCCCCTCACCCGGGTGCGCCTGGAGGCGTCGATGCTGGCCGAGCAGCACCAGGCGGTGGTGCGGCGGCTGGTGTTGCTGTGGAACGCCGACCGCTCCACGCCGCTGGCCGAGCTCGAGCGGCGCTTCGGGGAGGCGCCGTGAGCGACGCGAAGACGTGCAGCCGCCCCGGCTGCGGCAAGACGCTGCGGGCCAACAACTCCACCGGCGCCTGCGCCACCGGCTGCCGCAGCCCCGACGCGAGGCCGTCGCAGCGGGAGGGGTGGGGCAAGCCCGGGTGGAAGGACGAGGACGCGCCGAAGGCGCCGCGGGCGGTGAAGCCGGCCGGGGATGCCCTGGCGCGCTTCCGCATCGTCGCCGAGGCGCTGGGCAAGGACGCGGACCAGCTCCTGGAGGACTTCGCAGCGGCCTGGCTGGCCGAGCTGCGCGGACGGGTGGAGTAGGACTGACGCCTGGCCCCCGTGAAGGGCCGTGGTAGCCTCATCGACGCGGGGGTGTCCCATGGTGCTGGCGCTGCTGGTGGTGTTGTCGCAGGTTGATGCGGACGCTGGGGCACCGTTTGACCCTGAGGCCTACGCCCAGGCCCACCGCGGCATCTACCAGCAGTTCGCCTCGTGGGAGCGGTGCACCCAGCAGGCGAAGTACGACGCCGCCCTGGCGGGGGTGGCCCGCGAGAAGGAGAAGGGGCGCCTGGTGGGCGTCGTCAACAGGGGCACCCTCAACGAGCTCGGCGAGGCCGCCGTCGACGCCAAGGCGGCCATCAAGGCTGCGGACGGGCTGCTCAAGAGGGTGGGCTACCCGCCGCTGGCCTGCGACTCGAAGTGGGTGAAGCTGGTGCAGCAGTGCCTCGACCTGGAGCCCGCCCTCGGCGACGTGGAGGCCACGCCGCCCCCGCTTCCCTGCCTCAGCGTCCGATGGATGAACGGACGGCGCGAGTGACGGGGCGCTAGGCCAGAGACGCCACCACCCGCACCTGGACGAAGCCCGAGGTGGGCACCGTCTGCGGCAGGGACGTCGGCCACGTCACCACCCACTCCCCGGCGAAGTCGCCGACGGTGTCGGTGTCGGTGGCCCCCCACGGGTAGGAGACGATGCCCGAGGCCGCGGTGACGATGCTGCCGGCGCCGGAGGCCTTGTAGACGCCGGGGGCCGCCGCCGGGAGGCGCATGCGGAAGGTGACGCCCGAGGCGCTGGTGAGGTCCAGCGCGGCGCCGGAGGTGACGTCCTTCAGCTGCATAGTGAGCGCCGGCATCCGGTCGCCCTTCTTCACGGTGACGACATTCATGGGGTGGCTCCGTACTCCAAGGTAAGGGGGGTGGCGCCCGCGGGGCCCCCGAGGGGCGCGGCGTCGGCCTGGGAGGCGATGGAGGCCGCCGCCCAGCCGGGGTGAAGCAGCTCAGCGACGTAGAAGGTGCCGGGGTAGGCGACGGGCAGCACAAGGGCGCCGGCGAAGAGCGAGAGGGCCGATACCGCCACGGGCGCCGTCGACGCCAGGCCGCCCACCACCGGAGCCGCCACCACGGTGACGGAGATGGAGCTCGAGGCCACCGGCGCGGTGGCCGCCAGGGCCGCCGTCACCACCACCCGCCCCGTCATGGCCGAGGCCGCGACGGGGGCGGTGCTGGAGAGGCTGGCCGACGTGCCGACGGCCGCCGCCGCCGACGAGCTGGCCACCGGCGCGGTGCTGGAGAGGGCCGCCGACTCGCCCACCAGGCCGGACACCGCCCCCGAGGCCACCGGGGCCGTGCTGGAGAAGCTGGCGCTGACGGTGCCTGCCGCCGAGGCGGTGACGGAGATGGCCGACGCCGCCACCGGGGCCGTCGCGGAGAGGGACACGGAGGCCCCCACCGCAGCCGCCAGGGCACTCAGGGCGACGGGGGCGGTGCTGGCAAGGCCTGCGGCAACCCCATGCGCCACGGCCACGCCGGAGGCCGCCACGGGCGCCGTCGAGGCCAGCGCGACGCCCACCCGCACCTCGAGGGCCAGCGCAGAGGTGGCGACGGGCGCCGACGCTGCGGCCGCGACGGTGACGCCGTGGGCCAGCGCCAGGGAGGAGGCCGCTACCGGGGCGGTAGACGCAAGGCTTGCGCCGGTGCGGGCCTCGAGCACCAGGGCGCTGGAGGCCACCGGGGCGGTAGCCGCCAGGGCGGCGGCGACGGTGAGGGCGCCGTGGGTGACGGCGATGGCGCCGGAGGCCGTGGGCGCCGTCGAGGCGAGGCCAACGGTGGCGCCGCTGGCCAGCGCCAGGGCACTGGAGGCGACGGGAGCGGTGGCCGCGGCGGTGAGGGTGACGCCGTGCGCGAGGGCCAGCGCCGACGCCGCGACCGGGGCGGTAGAGCTCCCAGCGGCGGTGACGCCGTGCGCGGCGGCGAGTGCCGAGCTGGCCACCGGGGCCGTCGCGGCCAGTGCGCCGGTGACGGTGGCGACGCCCCCGCTGAGGGTGGGCCCCGCCACCTGCGCCCACGTCCCGAGGCCGCCGCTGTTGCTGAGGGTGCGGGCGTTGGGGCCCGAGTCCACCAGCATCGTCGCGACGGTGTCCAGCTTCCAGAAGGCGGCGAGGTTGGCCGTCCGGGCCGGGGTGCTGGCCAGGCGCTCGGCCTCTACCTCGGCGTCGGAGAGGAGGGCGTCCCAGACGCGCACCAGGGCGAGGTCCACGTTGGGCGTGCCGAAG